TCATTTAATCTTTACAGGTTTTCGGTAATGTTTTTTATTTCATTACAAAATTTTCTCAATCTATCGTACATAAGCTGCACATCTTCGTTTGAGATTTCTTCATCTTCAAACTTTAAAAACAATGCTTCAATTAATAGATCAAACTCAACTTTGGTAAGCGAACCGATATATGTATAGTTTTCAAAATCCTCAAAATTATGAATAACAGTATATCGAATCCTTTGCTTAGATTCCGACCAATAAACCATTTTATAACTCTGAATCATTGGGTTTTGATAAATAAAGGTCTATAATTTCAATAGTTTTATCGTAGTCATTTGTCCAATGACACTCCCAGTTCTCTTTTCTTAATCTATCTAAAGTTTCTTTTTGACTATCGGTTGGTTTGTTATACCCAATCTTTAATTCGATTGCCAAACCATACCTACCAGTTCCACCACCCCTAAATATTAGTATATCAGGAACTCCTGCTTTACCACCTAAATATTTAAACTTAAATCTTTCAAATGGACTTCTTTTCCCCTCATTTGCAACGTGAATTGCATAAACATTAGGATATTGAAAAGCTAAATACTCCATTACACTATGTTGTAATTTATCTTCTTTACTTAAATATTTATCAAATGGATTTGCCAACTTATCTATATTTTTTAAACATATTGATTTTAAAGTTAAGTAATTATTTTGGGTTGATTTATTATATTCAATCAAAAAGTTAAATTGTTTATGTCCATTAACTACTGTGGCGTGATTTAAATTAACAGTTTTTCCTAATTTTTCATAAGTTGCACCTGGCACTAATTCTCTTGATAAACTGTAATAAATACCCCTTGCATCAACATAAACTTGTTGCCTTGTTTTTTTAGAAATGTCAATTTGAAAATATTGATTGACTATATCTTTTATTGTGTTTAAATCTTTCATCTTTTTTTCCAACCTTTTAAAATTATAGTACCATCATCATCAAAATCTTGGGATTGATACCCAGTTTGAATACCTTTTTCTTTATATAGTTTCCAAAATGTAAATGCTCTTTCAAAATCTAATTCAGCATTTTCAAGAAATACATCATCTAATTTATAAACCTCGACTCCGTATGGGTGATTTGTTTCACAAGCTATAAATCGAAACCTTGATGGATCAATGCCCAACATAAAGCAGTAAAAATATGATTGTAGGTGGTAATTCCTTGACTTTATATCGAAGATAAATTTTTCAGGTGAACTATCTTGACAAGTTTTTATATCGCTAATCCAATCATCACCCATACAATCAGGTCTTACTCGAACTGGTATGCCTTGATAAGTTCCATAATGAGAAACCTCAATTTTACCCTTTGACCATTTTTTAACCTTGTCATTGCTAATAAAGTTTTTGTGGATTCCTCGTATGATATTATCCTCATCTTCATCTAAAGCCACCTTGCCTTTGTTCTTTTCGATTAGCATTGCTTTTAATTCTTTGTCATCTTTTTTTCTTAGATCAAGTTTTGGAAGAACATAATATTCTTTTTTAAATGCTTCAATGCCCTCATAACAAATTGTGTGTACGGCATTACCCCTTGTCATAAATTTAGTTGTCTTAATGGGTTTGCGATTGACATAGTGCCAAACTGATTTCTCTGCTATGTATTTTAAACTACTTGCAGATATTGAATCTTTTGAGTGGTACTCCTCAATACTATCATTTTTTACTTCTAAGTTTTCTATTTTCATTTTTAAGTTCTTTTATTTCTTTTTCTAATTGTTTATTTTTTTCTTCTTCTAATTTCAGCTTTTCATCGTAGTTAGCTAAAATATTGTGATATAATATGTGTTCATTCATAATATTGTATTAAAAAAGGGGGTGATTAACCCCCTTAAAGTTAGAATGGTAAGTCATCATCTTGCTCTGCAATAACAGGTATAGATTCTGATTTAACTTCTTTTTGCTGCATATCATTTGTCTTGCCATTGCCAAGATAATTTGTTTTTGCACCACCATCTCTTTCTTCTTTTGTTTGAGATTGTGCTATTGCAACATTGTTATTGAACTGGTCAGGTTCATCATTTACAAAAAGAACTAAATTTAAATAAGTTCCTTTTTGACCTTTTATAAGTTTTGATTTATCAATTTTAGATAAATTAATACTTGCAGTAATTGTTCGTGCCATATTATATTTTGTTATGATAAACTTTTTTATTTTGATTTACAGAAGTTATTGATCTGCTTTGATTTATTGTTTTTCCCGATGCTTGGTTTGCATCATCATCTTTAGTTCTAATTCCTATCAATCCTTGTAAAGTAAATCTTCTAAAATAAGTGATTGTGCTTCCAAGTTTTTGAGGATCAGATACAGGTTGTAATTCTAAACTTGATGATTTAGATTGTCCTGTTTCAACACAAGTCAAAATAGTAAAAACTTTACCATCTTTCATTGGTTGTTCAATACACACTTTATATTTATTTAATAAAGGTTGTAATTGTTCTAACATCGCATTGATGTCTGCATAATTAGATTTAAAAAAAGGATTATTAGCATCTTTTATAATAGCTTCAATCTCATTTTGAATTCTAAATATTTTAAGATTGATACTCCAATTTGGAAAATCCATCTTTTTAACAACTGTCTTTTTAGGAGTTGTCGTAGCTTTCTCTTTATTCATTATTATATATTAATAGTTTCTAAATTAAATTCTAATTCTTTCAAATTACTCAAATCCTTGACAGTTAAAGTGTCGGGGTTTTGAATCTTTGAATTAAGTGTGGGCATAGTCATTTCTAACTTTTCTGCCACATCTTTCTTTTTAAGACCTAATCGCCTTAAATCATCAATGAATTCGATTTCGAACTCACTAATAAATACTTGTATTTTATCCATAAATTACCATTTATCTAAAGGACATTTAGAAGATGGGGAAAGTGTCTTGGGTGGTATTGCACAACCACAACCATTTTTTATTTCTTTAGTTTTAACATTTATCCCTTGTTTTGATGGGTTACATATATGACCACTTCTAATATCACAAACATCGCAAATAAGTAATCTTATCTTTGACATTTGAACAATATTAGGATCAAGTAATTTAAATTGGCTTAGTGTCCAATTTGCCCAACCCTCTAAAATATTCTTTAGTAACATTGTGGTAAAGTTAAAAATATTTTCAATATAAAAAAATATTTATTCAAATTTATATAAATCAAAACTTGCTATATCATCATCTTGATTAGGTAAGTGCATAACAATTCTATATTGATTTTGCTTCACATCATACTCTAAACTATCAATCATAGCACTAACTGGTTCTTGTAAAACAGTAGTTCCAAAATTAACCCACAATTTGTGATAAAAATATATAGGAACAACATCAGCATCATCTTTATAAAAAGAACCCTCATATTGTTTTATTGGCAAACGATAATCATTTATTATTTCTTGTAATACACACTTATCTAATGTATTGGTGTTAAAAACATCTAAAGGTCTATCTTTTCTTGTAAATGTACCTTGAATTGAATTTGTATCTCCTAAATCGAGTTCATTTGATAATATTGTAGATGGTTGTTTGTATTCACCAGTAACATTATCATCAGCTTCAGTTATTGATCCATCAATAATCTTAAATTGATTGCCCCTCCTCCTTGTGTGTAATCTTGTTTTAGTGCTTGATTTTTCACTAATTGAAACACCATCAAAAAAAGCTGCTGCACCAAAATTTCCAGATGCAGACATAGCGAAAAGTTTAAATTCAATATGTGGATTTGTTTCAGATGCCAGTAAATTAGTTTGTATTATTGTTGAGTATTTATTCCACGAATTAAATTGAGTATAATCTATTTTTCTAAAGAATCTGTCATCTGTAAATGCAATAGCACCACCACCCTCACCACAAGAGCCACAAGCTGCTCTAAATTTGTTTTCTTCAAAATCATACATTTTGTTAATCGTTCCATCATTTGTTGAATCAAGACCTAAACTCATATATTGATTAACTCCAACTGCACCGATTCCAGGTAATGTTTCAACTCTATAATTCCAACTAATTTCTAAATCTTTACCACTGTTAATTCTCGTATCGCTTAATATGTTTTTTAACATATGTGTAGTTTTTTCTTGAGTACTACTTCCAAATGGAACTACAACTAAAGCACTTTGAAATAAACAGTAAATACCTGATATTGGGTTTACTCTTGAATAAACACCACTTGGTATTGCAATGACTGCTTTTGAAGCAGTTATGTTCCAATTAAAACTATTGTATCTAAAATTTGGATTTTTATTAATTAAAGACATCGCTTTAATTTTAGTGGTCTTTATTGCATCTCTAAGTGGTCTTATATACTCAACTATTAAATCTGAATTTATAGGTGCTAAATTGCTTGGGATTTGCTTTAAAACATCTTTGCTTTGTTTTAATGTTGTTTTTGCATTGCCATCTTTATCGTAAACAAAAAACTCTATATTTTCAGTGCCATTTTGTTGAAGTAATCTTGTTTGCTCATCTCTAAATATACCCATAACACAAATTTACAATATTTGTTTAACAAGTTCGTAATACTTAAAAGATGCTAAACTTGGATTTATTTCTAAATCCTTTGGTGGTTTTTTGTTTAAATATTTTGCTTTATAAAACTCCTTGTTTTTATCGTTGTTTATTCCTGCATTATGAAAGATTGAATTAGTACCCCACGAATTCACATTGTCTGTTGCCCAAGTAAAATCTAATTCTTTAATAACTTCAGTATTAATATCTCTTTTCCAAAGATTCCAAAGAACTGCCCACATATCAGCACACCAAATTTGTAATGGGTGGTGTCTGTCATCTTTTGCAATTTTTTGTGTATTTAGTGCAACAACTTTTTCAAATAAGTTTTCGCAATCCTTTTCAACTTCTTCCCAAAACTCAAAGTCAATGTTTTTTAATATATAATGACAACCACCTGATTTATCTTGATTTTGTTTAACAATCTCTTTATCAATGCTTGCCACATTACACATTAAATTTAAAACATCTTCACCTTTAGACAAAATATAATCGTGTCCTATATAGCTTATTGTATCGCTTAAATAACAAGTTGGATTGCAACCACACAAGTAATGATCTATTTGCAATGGTTTTGTTAAAGCTATATCGCAATCGTGATACATAAAAGTTCCTTTATATAAATCAGCATATCTGTAAAAGTGTTTTTTTAATATGTGTGGTCGAACACTTGAAATGTATTTAATGTTTTCTCTTGTATCGGGGTAAAAGTAAAAATTTACATTTGGATATTTTTGAGTTAAATAAAAGCAAGGTAAATCGCCATTTGGTTTATCAGAAAAAATAATATCTATTTGTTCAGCTTTTATACCATTATTTAAAAAGCTATGTATCATAACATCAACTTGCCAAGAATAATAAATGGTTGATGGTTGGCAACAAATGTATCTCATATTTTATGGACAACCAGGACAAGTTGCAGTTGTTAATGTGTTTCCATTCCAAAAGAATAAATTACCACTTGCATTTATGTAATTACCTGCACCAAGAAATACAGTACAATCAGAATTTGTAAACACGGCACTTGCAGTTGCTATAGAGTTTGAATTAATATATATTGTTATTGATTTAGAACCACAACAAGCATTAAGTGCAGATGTTGTAACTGCTGCTTGAATTGCAGTACAAGGTGCTTGTGTTGTTGTTGGTGCTTGTGTTGTTGTTGTGCTAATATATGCATTACAAGCAGCACAGTCATCAGCTAAAACTCCCGTATTAAAACCTAAAAATAAATCTACATCACCATTTGTACCTGCACCTCCATCTTGTAGTGATTTGTAACATAATGTTCCATCTGTAATAACTGTTGGAAAACTATTTGTTTGATTTGATACCTCTATTATTGTATCATCTGCACTACAATTAGATTGTAAACTTTGATAAATTCTATAAAATATAGATGGTTGTGTTGTAGTGGTTGTCGTTGGCACTTGTGTCGTTGTAGATATACCTAAACAATCATCACAAGTTGTAAAACCTGTCGCAAATTTACTTGTAGGGAAACAACCTAAATTAAATTCATTATCACTTTGAATATTTGGTGTTCTGTCAATAAATGTCCAACAATCGTTATTTGAAATTTGTTTTACAAATTGTGGAAATTCATTTTTATTGTTTCCAATAACCTCTATTCTGTCATCACCACACTTTAAATATCTTGCAAAAGATGTCATTGTTGGACAAGTTTCACTTGGTGTTGGTTTAACTGTATCACAAGAAACATTAATTGTAATAGTTAAAGTTTCGGTTGTACTTACTTCTTCAAGTATTGTAAAACAATCATTTGTTTGGACACTTAAAACAACCCTTTGACCAACACTAAAGTTTGCATTATATTGAACTGTTAATCTATCTTGTGAATTGTCTTTCTCAACTAAAAATCCATTAGGTGTTACAATATCATCATCACAAGGTGAACAACTTGCTGTATTTAAAAGGTTAGTTCCATTAAATTGTCTATAATTAATTAAATCCTCTGATAAGAATTGAGCTGATGTAAGTGTTGTACAAGTATCATCAATAAATACTTTTGTTGTGTTAGTGTTATCAGTAAACGATTCACCATTTATATAAAATGTTCTTGATGTTGGAGTTTTACAACATAAGTTATCAGCAGTATCTGATCTATATAATGTGATTGCTTTACAAGTTACTGCTACTGTTGTAGATGGTTCAGGTTCAGGAGTATCAGCACAAGCACCACTAATTGTTGCAAGACCTGTTAAACTTACCAATGATTGTCCTATTGATATAATATAACAATCATTACCTGTTGATGAAATTATAACCTCATCTCCTACTGCTTTAGAAGCATCATAAGGAACTGAAACAGATGTACTATCTACTAATTTTCTTAATCTCCAAGAATTCCAAGTATATTGTTCTCTTTGTCCTGCCGTTGGTACACTTTCACCTGTCGTGTTAATTGCATAAGCATTAAAATAGTGTGCAACACCTGCAGTTAATGTAAGTGATGGACTTGTAACACTTGTTGTGTTTAAACTAAAACTTAAAACACCTGATATATTTTGACCTGTTGCAACTTGTATTTTTCTATTTTTAGTGTAATCGTTTCCATCAGTTCCAAAGTAAAAACCATATTCAGTAACATTGCTTGTTCCTACATCTGTAATTTTACCTTTTACAGTCATAGATGTATTTTTTACATCACTATTAGCAATTAATTCATTTGTTACACTTGGACTTGCAGATGGTGGTTGTGTTGTAGGTGCAACTGCACCTGGTGTATAATTAATTCTATCACCAACACCCTCAGTAAAAATATTTGTTTTGACATAAGCAGCAATAAAATATGTTTCTCCAGTAATTAAACCTGTTTGATTAGATGAATAACTTGCATTTGTGCCTGTTGAAAAAACTTTCGAATTTGATTCTATAATAGGGTTTGTTCCAAAATAAAAACCTTTTTCAATTACATCTAACCCTCTGTCATTTGTTATCGTGGCATTTAAAGTTACACTTGTTGATGTTGTATTTGTAACATCATTGGTTGTAACTAAAGGATTTAATATCGTTTGATTTTGATTAGTTTCTCCAGTTTGACCTGCTGATAATGCTTTGTCATAATAATTACTATTTGAAACAACATACCAACTCGCATTTGCTTGATAAACTCTTGAATTTGTTATTCTTAAAATATTTTCTAAAACTTTTTTTGATGAAAGTTTTGCAAAATTATCAGTAAATGCAAATTCATTAATACTTATATTTTGAAATAAATTATTATCACCTGTAATAACTGATCCTGCAAGTGTGGTATAACGTATATTATTTTGTATAAAAATGTCAAAATCTAAGCCAGTAAATGACAATATTTTATGTAAATAATAAAATGCAGAATCTAAATTAGTTTGATCGGTTGCACCAACTTTAATTGAACCATCTGTATTAGTTTCAATTTTACCATCAGGTACTAAATAAGAATCAAGAGTTCCTAAGTTATCTATTGCTCTTAAACTTATATCAAATGGTTTTGATTGTATTGCTTCTTGAAATGTGTCAGAAACTAAAAACCCCTCCCAATAAACTTGAAATATTGTAGATGCTGCCCAATTAAAATCTGTTTCTTGCCAATTTGTATCTGCAAGTTGCCAAAGTGGTGAATTAATATCAGCAGCTTCATCTTCAACTCCAATATTAACCCTAACCTTGTATTCTCTTTCATCAAAATTTATAAACTCATCATAAGAAATTGTTTCAGTAGTTTTAATATTTAATATACAAGAAGAACCGATTATCGGATTGTAAAAATCCTCATCATTAGTATATGTAATTATAACTGGGTTATCAGTACCTACGATAGCAAGTACATCTCCAACATAATCCTTTTTTAGAATTTGGACACTTCTTTTATTTCCCTTGATGTCTGAAAAATCAAGTTCATATTTAACTCCGTAAGCCATTATTTAAATCTATTTCTGTTTCGTTCTGCTCTTTGTAAAGCAACTACTAAATCTTGACCTCTTAAAACAAACTCTCCTTGCATTGCACCACCACTGTTCCCTAACATACCTTTTAATTTATTTAATGGTGCTATAACCTCAGGGTTTGATCTTGCACCAGGATATTCTCCAACTAAAGCATTTGTTGGACCTGAATAAATCCCTCCTTTTGCATTAGGTACTGGCGACATCATACTTCCCATACCACTTAATGCAGCAAAAACTGTTCTAAAATCTAAACCAAAAACTGCACCTATTATAGCTGACAATGCTGCTGCCACTAATAATCTTTTTATTAATGCTTCAAGTTGTTGCCCTATTTTTTTGAAAGCATCTTCACCCTCACTTAAATTAGCAAAAGAATCTACTAAAGTTGATCCAATAGTAGTTGCAAAAGCCATTATCATTTGATTGTTTTTCTTTAATTCTTTACCTAAAGGTATAATGGCAGTTGTTGTCAAATCTCTCATTGAAAAACCTATATCTCCAAATACAGTAGTAAAATCTAATTCTGTTTTAAACCCCTTAACTGTATCAACAAAACCAATTTTTAATTTATCAGGTAAATCTCTTGTAAAAAACTTGTCAAAATCAAGCATTTTAGTAAAATCTATCTTACTTCCTGTTGCACCTCCACCACCTCCGTTATCTCCACTTGGCTTACTTGGGATAATTGGCAAAGATTTTGGTTTCATACCTAAAAAACCAAGAGGATCTGTAAATGCTTGTGGTGGTATAGTTAATTTATTTACTGTTCTTGTAATTTCATCTTGCAAATCTGTTAATTGCTTTCTTGCTTCTACAGTTTTTAATTTAAATATCTCAGCAGGTGCAGTTTGTGCTTTACCAATTTGTGTCAATACATCTTTAATTGATACACCAAATGAATCCATAGCTAATGCTATACCCCCAATAATTCCAACAACCAAAGCACCACCACTTCCAAATATTGCAGCAAGAGTTGCACCTACCCCTTTAATTGCTAATGAAAATCTTCTCATTAAACCAATACCAATAGCAATTAGACCACCTTTAGCTATTAACTCTATTAAATTAAATGTAGCACCTTTAACTTCAGGGCTTAAATCTTTAAATGCTTGTGTTGATTTTCTTATTTCACTTGTAAGTTTTGGAATCCCATTTTTTAAATCTAAAATTTCAACTATTTCTTGACCAAGTTCAGCAAGTGCTATATTAACATTGTCTTTTAATGTAGAAAACAAACCATTAATTGTTTTACTTAATGTTTTCATTCCACCCTCAAACTTACCTCCCTCACTTGTTGCATTTATAAAAGCATTATTTAATATGTCAAAGGTTATTTTACCCTCTGACGCCATATCCATTATCTCACCCCTTGCAACCCCCATAGAATTGGCTAAAATGTCTAATATAGGAACTCCGTTGTTTATGAATTGTCTTAAATCCCTTGTCATTACCCTGCCCTCTGCTGCTGCTTGACCAAATGCAATTCCTATACTTTGTAAATCACCACCAACAATTCCTGCAATATCACCAAGCATTGATAAACTATTAAAAGCATCGTTAGTTGATAAACCAAATCCCATTAACATATTATTCACTTTAACTAATTCATCTAATTGAAATGGTGTTTCTGCACTAAATTTAACCAATCTTTCAAATGCTTCTGCACCTGCTTCTACTGATCCTGTTAAAGTATTTAAAGTAGTTTGTAATCTTTCAAATTTTGCAGCTTGTCTTACTGCTATACCTCCTGCTGCAACTAAAGGTGCAGTAAATTGCATTGTTATTTGTTTACCTACTTTTCCTGCAGTTTTTGCAAAGTTATCTAATCTTGTTGATGATTTTTTTAAAGCAATATCAAAATTTCTTGTATTAGCAATAAAGTCGAATCGTAATTTGTGATTTTGGTCTGCCATAGTACAAAAATAACTATTTTTTATTCAACTTACTATTAATGAGTTCTTGATACTTCTCAAAATCTTCTCTTGATGTTTTAGCCGTATTTCTCTTTATGTTGTCTTGTGGTAATTCAAAGAGTTGGTGGGGTTTTATCATATCAGATTTCTTACCAACATTCACATTATGAATCATAGTCGCTACAAAACGATGTTGTTCCCAAAGTGCATTTATTTGGATTACATAGGATTCCGACATTAGTTTGTTTTCCTTAAATGTATTTGTCCAAAAATCATTTGGATTTATACCACAATAACCAATGTAGAAATCGGTTATATCCTCCCAAGAAGTTTTATCGGTTATTTTTTTTTTGAATCAGTTTGTGGATTCCTATTCAAACCTGCATTTAAATCATTACCCAAGATTCGAGATTCTGTCATTGCTTTGATAATCTTTTCAATATCCTCTGAAGTTATATCTTCAAGCCAATTACCAACATCAAAATTATCATAGTCAATTTCTTTTTTGTTTTCTTGATCGTAAGTTAAAATACCTGCATATACTATCGTAATGATAGCTTTAAGTGAAACACCTTTTTCAAAAATACCTCCAATTTCATCAAGAGAAACACCAAGCATATCCGTAAAGGTTGCCCAAAAGTTCATACTAAAGTGAAGTGTACGATTTTTTCCTCCGATTTTAAGAGTGTAATAACCTCTTTGTTTTGTCATTTAAAATAGTTTACAATAACAAATATAACAATTACACATTAAAAATCAACTATTTAGTGTTAGTTTGTAGATTCTACTATTGCACCAGTAACTGTGATTGTTCCTGAATAAGTAACTGCTTCTTCCATTGCACCACTTATTTCA